AGTCTTGTATTGTGATTGCCAGAATTTCTTCGACGCACGATTCCACATCAGGGAACCCTTGCTCAGACGCAACCTCAATATCCAAAGTAACAAGTTTAATCTTGCTGATGTCAAACTTGATCTCATCTTCAGGATACTTCTCCGAGATATATTGATATATGTATCTGTCATTGCCATATATCTCAAAGTTCTCAACTCCATCATATTTCTTATAGAACTCTCTACAATCTCGTACCGAACCTGGATTGATCGTTTCAACTGCTTCTCCATTTAACGTTTTATATTTAGTGTTCCTTTTAGACTTAACAAATAAAGTCGGAAAGAACTCGTCACGATGTTCATATCTCGTACCATTCTCAACTCCACGGACCAAGAACTGGTTTCCGATCAGTTGGACATTGGTGTAGAATTTCATTATTTAAGTATGTCTTGATATTTTTCAAGTAAAGTGGGTTTAGGTTCAACAAGTGTTAATATCTTATCAGAAGACATCATGAACTCATTATCATTAGTACATCCTACCAACCAAGGTGATAGGGTATTATCTTCATTTACAAGAAATGGTTCAATCAATTTGCAATTAGGATCTCCTATATCAATAGGAGCAACTTCTACAAGTTGTGTAATTAACTTATCACCGTTTGCTAGAATTAATAGTTTAATAATCATTTGCCATGTCCTACAAGTCTTCCCTCTTCGGGTTTGTCTTTCTTATAATTAACAATATCCTCAACATACATTTCTGTCAACTTGGTTACTGGTTCAACAATAGTGATAACCCAATCTGCAGTAACAGGAATCTTTTGATCTTTTGATAGAGGCATCCAAGGAAACAAAGAGACTTGAAAACCCGATTGTTTTTTTGGACCTTCTTCCTTTTGGAGTTGGGGGTTTTGCATTTTCACAATACATGGTTTATCAAGATAATACCCAACAACTCTTCTTTCTTCTTCCTCACCTACTACCATTTCAGTAACGTCAGCAATGACATCTTCTCCTGATTTCAGTAGCAGTAACTTAATAGCCATTTTTATATTGGTTAATAGAATGGTAGTTTCCTATCGCCTCCAATCCTGAAACTACCAAAGGGGATTGCAGCAGTCATAGGTAGCGAAAACTTACGACTCTGATATTATAACAAAGAAAAAGCACCCTGTCAATTGACAAGGTGCTGATCCATCTCGAACTCAATTATATTTATAACCAGTCCTTACGAGCATGATGTTCTGGAACAATCTTACCTACAACAACTGTAAGCAATCCATCCTCAAAATTAACATCTCTAACTTCAGTGTCATCAGAGATTGCCCATGACCTACTGAAAGATCTTTGTGCCAGTCCTTGATGAGCATAAGTTTTATCGTCCTTCTCTTCCTTCTGCCCCTCTACATTTAACTTACCATATTCAGTGTAAACTTTAACTTCATCTTTCTTGAATCCAGCGAGAGCAATCTCTAGTCTAGATTCGACGTTGTTTACATGAACAATATTATAAGGGGGATAATTCTCTTTAGTTGATTCGTCCCAAAATCTATTGAGATAATCATCTAGTCCTATGCTGTTACGATTAATCTTCTCTATAAGTTCTGGAAGATTAGCAGCATGATACCTTGCTAGGTTAGTCATAATAGTCTCCTTTAAAAGCGAGTGTGAATTGTGGATCCTTTCGGCATCCAATACTAATTATAACATTACCTAATAAAAATAGGTTCGGTTTCTACGTCCAATACTCATCCAATTGTTCTAACACGTTGGTAAGTATACGGGAAGCAGCACCTCTTTGACGGTTATCCCATTCAGGATACCATGCTTTACTGTCTACACCATTTTTCATTCTTGTGACTTTGGCAGTCATCTCCACTTTGTCTAGGCGACCATTCATTCTTCTTGGGTTTTTCCTTTCTTACCTATATTATACTTTTGTTCTAGTATCCAGTCACCTTTATCTTTGTATGCTAATACTTTAATCTGATTAAGTGGAGCAATATCTGCAACCGATTCTGGTTTTACTACGGATATGAGACCCCAATCAGCAAGGAGACGAGTAATACGATTCCGACGCTGAACGTCGTTAACAGTAAGGTTAGCGTGTTTACCATCGAGAGCAAATAACTCCTTGAAGTGAACTATAAAATATCTTCCCTGCTTATGAAGAATATGGCAGGACTGATATAATTTCTTTTCTTTTCTACTTGCTACTCCAATTCTTGTGAGTGTTTCTCTTACCTTTAAAAAATCATCTGGTTCATTTAAAAGAACTTCTACCATTTGGTCTTGAGACCATTGTATAGTAGGTTCTGCTGTGGTAACAGTCATTGCGATCCTCCAGTGTCAAGTCGTTGTTTAATGTAATCGAGTTGTTGTTTTGATAAGATTTTCAGTGCTTGAGACGCTTTCTCATTACTATAACCATAGTATTGTTTTACACATTGGAGATCCGTGACTTTATCCTTACGGAGCCAGGGAGAGAATCTCTTCTTTTTCCTCAAAGTATTTAGATAAAAAGAATATTGCATATCTTTATCTAAAGACGAATATCTATTCATCTCATTCACAAACATAATACAATCAAGATGTCCAGACAAACAACGATTGATAATATATGGAGGATAATCTTTAATAACAGAAGGATCTTCTTCAGTAAGATTGTTCTTATTGAAGTTGATAGAATTTAACCAATCTTTTAGTTCTGTCATAATACATGATAAGGATCAATTTCTTCGCCCAGTTCATCAACATCTCTTTTCAAATTACTAAACCTATCATCAGCAGCAGCTAACTTCTGCTCACCTTTAGTAGTGTAATGTAATATGACTGGATTGAAGAACTCTTGATGTTTTTGTTCAACATACCCCATTGTAACATCCTGTATACCAAACATGCCACCTGTAGATGAAAGACGACTTAATAGAATCCAAACTGCATACTGATCAACAATACGTGAGTTTGGAATAGGCATCAGTTGAGCACCATTTTTAAAGATGTTCATCAACTCTGTCAGTTCATCTAACTTATCTACAATCTTAATATGGATATCATTATTGAGCAACATCACACCACAACAATACTTATAGATCTCTTCCTTACCACCAAGAGCATAGATTGCTTTATCGACTTTACTTAATGCTTCTCTTATACCCTTACCACCACCAGTGTTTGGGTCATGTCTAAATCCAAATTCTTCTCTACCATATACATCATACCTTGAATAAGTATCAAAGATATATTGCACATCATCATAAAAGATAGTATCAGAATCCAAGTAAAGAATATTGCAAGACTGATCCTTAAAATGCTTTAGGTTATACCATCTATGAATGGACCATGCACTAAGCATATTATAATCAAACCCATCTTCAAATGGTAAAACATTTACGTTGTAAGTAAGACGGAAATAAGGGGGAATAAAAGCAGGGTCATCACAAAAAAGATAAACAGATATTTCATTATTAAATTCTCTTAGGGAACGGATACTGTGATCAAGACGTTTTAATTCATGGTCATTTATATGATCATGTTTATTTTTCAAATACGAATAACAAATTACATTCACTACATTTTCTCCATGTCCATACTTTTGTTTCTAATAATAATACAATTATTAGCATGATCGGGAACAAATTCTAAAAGATGATCATAGTCCCACATCATCTCTTCGTACAATGCATTGAGGCGATCCATGTCTTCCCACAAATCATTTATATGTTCATCACTCATGAAACAAGACCTTCTTTTTTGAGTTTGTCATATTTATAACACCCATCGAAGGATAACTTAATTTTTGGTTGTTTATCATAGTTAAACAGCAACAATTCTTTTCTTTGTTTTTGTTCTCTCATATACTCTCCAACAGAACGCATAGTATAAGTTAAATCAAACTCACCAGCATTCCACTTATTAAATCTATCTTTAACCAACTGATCAGAATTATAACTTATCAACATATCTATTTCAGAATTATCACAATCAGCAGCGAATTGATCATGATTAAAACCTTTGTGCATTGCACCCTTCTTACCATAAAGATTATCTTTAATATCATAAGGAGGATCTAGGTACATGAATATACCATCATGAACCTTATCACTTAACAAGTACTCATAGGAATATGAATTAATATGCCAATGAGATATTATTTCAGAATAACCAGGTAGTTTTTCAATACCTCTCATTGAAAAATTAGAGACAGATGCTTGTTTAGAAAATGAAGATGATTCAGTGAGTCCAGAAAAACTACACTTGTTAACGATATAAAATGCTGCTGCTCTTTCTATACAATCTAAACTCTTGTCATTGATTGCTTCTTTACATTCTAGAAAAAGTTCTTTAGCAGAATCTGGATCTGGATGAGTTGATTTATAATTACGTATTTTATCAGTCAACTCATCACCAAAGGTTTGTAACTGAATCCAAAAGTTTATTAATGGTTCATACAAATCATTAACCGTAATCTTTAAATGTGGATACATTTTAGTCATGTGTATCGCAACACTTCCACCACCCAAGAATGGTTCACGAAATTCTACATACTCTCTCATATCTGGAAAGTATTGTGCCA